TTCTTCTTTTGTTGTTACTTTTGTTTCTTTTGTATTCAAATATGCTTTAAATTTTTTGCAATCCTCTTCTTTCATACTTACTTTATCACATACTTCATTTATTGTAACATTCGATGTCAAGAGATCAATAAAATCTGGTACATCGGCCGGTGTATCTAGTGATTTAACTGGAAGATAATTATACATATAATCAGTAAAGGTAATTTTATGGTTATTAAAAGTTACTGTAAACTCATATGCACGATCGGGAGCATCATTAATAACAATCTCTAAACATTTATTATCACTACAATATTTGCCGATACTATAACGAAAAGAAAAAATTGTAACGCATTCTTGTGAACAAAAGTATAACTCGCGGTATAATGTCATATCTGGTTTGAAGTTTGTGAAGTTCTGCATTCGAACTATGGTGTTTCCATCGCTAACAACACCAATACCATTGCCGTTAACATTTCCACGATATGACTTTATATGTCGTTTATTGGAATTTACCGTCATATAGTCAAACAAACCCCACCACGTTGCGTTATTAATATGCCCAGGTATCCCCATTATATCATCGGGACTCATAAAAACTATCCACATAAAACCAGTTTCCACAAATTTTATATTTATTGATTTTAAAATATTTTTTTCAACCAACACCTTCTCAAACAACACATTCTCAAACAACACATAACCGCAATTTTTCTTATTGGTGTCAATTAATTCTAATACTATTATTATTATTATTGTTTTATCCCTTTTTTCCATTTTATGTAAAATTCCGACCGATCCGAATTTATCAAAAGAATTACCAAGGTTTTTATAGTTGTCAGAAATAGATGGGACATTATAATAAAAATTATCAGTTTGAGTTTCAGTTTCGTATATATTATTACCTTTGAGATATATGTATGTGGGTTCTTCAATTTTAAAGAGTCCACGAATTCGGGTATCAGGATCAATTTTTTTGTTTACTTTTTTAAATACCTCTATTGCACCGTTAATATCAAAACTCATATATTATATTATTTAGATTTTTTATTGGATCTTTTCTTCGATCCTTTCTTCGATCTTTTCTTCGATCCTTTCTTCGATCTTTTCTTCGATCTTTTCTTCGATCCTTTCTTCGATCCTTTCTTCGATCCTTTCTTCGATCCTTTCTTCGATCCTTTCTTCGATCCTTTCTTCGATCTTTTATTCGATCCTTTCTTCGATCCTTTCTTCTTGGACTCACCGTTGGAGAAACACTTGTTGCATTATCTAGTTCCATTCCATTAGTACTAGTAGATAAATACTACACAAATATTTTACCATGTTCGAATGTGGCAATTCTTGTCCGATATAATAGGATCTTCTTGAACAAGTGGAGTTGTAGGCTTGAATTCATTTTGAATATTGGACGAACCGTAACGCTCTTCTTGATCAATTGTCCCGGAAGGAGTATCCTTACTATCTGATGAACCATTTCTCTCTTGTTTGGAATGTGATTCGGAAAGGGTTTCCATAGATGTTTCGGAAGGGGTTTCCATAGATGTTTCGGAAGGGGTTTCCATAGATGTTTCAGAAGGGGTTTCGGAAGGGGTTTCAGAAGGGGTTTCCATAGATGTTTCCATAGATGTTTCAGAAGGGGTTTCCATAGATGTTTCAGAAGGGGTTTCAGAAGGGGTTTCAGAAGGGGTTTCCATAGATGTTTCAGAAGGGGTTTCAGAAGGGGTTTCCATAGATGTTTCAGTCTTTGGCGGAGTAGTCTTTGAAAACCAGCCAAACAATGACGATCCAAATGTGGATTTGGTAACGCCATCTTCATGTGGCAACGCGGCAATCTGCGATTTTTCATTTGCTAAATTGGCACGATGTTCTTCATTTTTTACTAAAATCACATTCCCAAGATAGGATTGAATATTCTTAGGAATGTTAAATAACCCGTTGATGATTTGTTCATAATATACATACGGTTTTGTGCTTGCTTGCATTTATATACAATCGAAAGTTTATAAATCCAAGATTCTTCGTACACTAATAAAGAAAAAAATTACTAGAGTGACACTCAATCTTATGTATGCGTGCGGCTCTTACATTTTTGCTTGTTTTAGATAATAATTTGTATCCTATATATGCAGCTCATAATCGTACACTTTCTTTATACTTTCTTATTGTATCCCCTCTTTGAACTTTTCTTGGAGTCCCTTTTTTTCGATTCTCTTTTCTTGGACTCCCTTTTTTTCGACTCCCTTTTCTTGGACTCTCTTTTCTTGGATTCTCTTTTCTTGGATTCTCTTTTCTTCGGTTTGTCTTCTTCTTCATGATTGTTCAAATCATTCTTGTCACTTGATGAACTCTTGTCACTTGATGAACTCTTGTCACTCGATGAACTCTTGCTACTTGATGAACTCTTGTCACTCGATGAACTCTTGTCACTCGATGAACTCTTGCTACTTGAAGATTTCGAATTGTTCATTTTTTTATAACCAATATATGCCGCTGCACCGAGTGCTGCGGCTGCGGCACCGATACCGATATGATATTTATGTTTTTCCCAAAATGCAATGGTACTGTCCAAAAACGTAGGTTGCATTTTTAAGAATTCGTCTACATCATTATTTGAAAGTTTCTTAATATCGTTTTCCAATCCGTACGCTTTCAATTGCAGCGATATTTCTGTTTTGGCAGCATCAGATAAACTTGATTCTGTTTTGCCGGTTTTTGTGTAATAATGGGCAAGAACCTTGGAATCAATTGTAGATTTATCCGTAATGTATATTTTTATGTTATTAAATATTTCGCTGACCCCACCTGTTTCGGTGATATCTTCAATTAAAGACAAACACGATTTTATTTTACTAGCGTCTTTCACATCCGGGTACATGTATTTATAACCACTAAACAAACGCATTAGTGTAGAGTCCATCGTTTCGACGCCGTTTTGAATGTTTGTGAAAACCAGTAAATATGCTATATTTTTTTTTTCTTTTAAAGAATGAGCGTTTTCACCTATTAACTGCTTTAAATTATTAATTATCGAATTTGCATTATTGATTGTGACAGGGACTTTGTTGTTTTGCTTTTGTACATATTTGATAAATTCGAAAAGTATATCCTTATCAACTTCCAAAATACCGGAAGCTTTAACTTTTTCATTAAATGCATCTTTAGTTGTAATGCTGGCAAGATCTACATATTCACCAAAATATACTTGGACATTCATCAAAATTTCAAAATTTTTATTCATAAAACTCTCATAATCTTTGTTTATGATATCCATAACTATACCGAGTATGTTTTTGTCAATTTTTAATTTATGATCCAATATATCGCTTACATATTGTTTGAAGTTTTTTAACTGATTGTAAAGTTCTGTATTGATTTCGCTGTATACATTGTGTAATTTTCGGAATTGCATAAATGATAGAATTTGATAAAAATAAAACAATCCACCAGCAATAAATAATAAATACCCAAAAATTGGGTTGTTGTTAACATATAATTCTTTTTCAGATGTGTGGTATGTAAAGATATGGTCGAAATTAGGGTTACCATAATATCCGCGATGCCAACTTCCCTTATCGTTACTATCTACATACTTGAGCCTTAACTTCCGGATATTTTGTAAGGACTCTTTGAAATTATAATAATATTTTCCATCAACGCCATTAACGTTATTAAAGCCAAAGCCAAAGTAGGCATCAAGGTTTTTCATCCTTAAAATGTCAACTTTGTAATGATTTGAGGACACGGAAACTTTATCCAAAAATTCTGTTTTGAACGTATCAGAAATGTAATTTTTGCTGTCTATAGACGCATTGCTATTAATATTACACTCCAAGTCATGTACTATACCAAAATGTTCACATAGCTTTGTAATAATTAAACATTCTCTGTTTTCATAAATTTGCCGTATAGCTTCAAATTGTTTGAATTCTGATTTTTCCATTTAATATATAATTAGACAGATTCTTTTTTTTAAACCCTGGCTAAAAAATTCATAAAACAAATAATTTTACCAAAACCAAAAATGCAATCCGAAACAGAAACAAAAGCACCCGTCGTCAAACGAACGATCCCAAAAAAACAAATGGGTTTTTTAGCAGTTGCTAAATACGCCATGCAACACCCTGACAAAAACTTTGCTGAGATTTTTAAGTTGAAAGAATCTCCCGATGCGATTTGCGATCATGTCAAGAACATCATTGACGATGCTGAATTGGCGAAATCAGTCAACGAATTACGCAAGAAACTCATTGCCAAACCACGCAAACAAGCCGCCTTAAGCGAAGCCGCAAAAGAAATCGTAGAGTTGGCAAGAAGCAATGACATGGCTACAGCGACAGCGACAGCCACCACGACAGCGACAGCGTCTAAGAAACGCAAGGCTGCTCCCAAGAAACATCCAACAACTCCGGATGTAGCAGCTCCGGATGTAGCAGCCCCGGATGTAGCAGCTCCTGATGTAGCAACTCATGATGCAAATCAATCTGCAAACGCATCCATACAGAGTAGTGTTGTTTCAAAGAAAAGAAAAGCTGCATCTGCAGATGGCGAGGCTCCAAAGCCAAAGTCTCCAAGAAAGGCTAAGGTGCAGACGACTGATAAGGTGCAGACGACTGATAAGGTGCAGACTCAAACGACAGATAATGTTGTTGCAGATGCGGTCGTAACCAATGCGGTTGTTACAGATGCATAATCATAAAAAAATGAACACACTTACCGACGCATATTTAAAGGTTGCATATCTCGCAATAAATTCAAAACAATCATTTGAAGATTTTTTTAAATTAAATGAATCAATCGATACTATTGTAAATCATATAGATGCTCTTTCTCAACAACACATTGACATATACGAAAATGAAAATGAAAATGTAGATCCCGATATTATGCAATATATCCACGTAGCAAAAGCCGCTATAGAATCCGGACAATCGTTTGAAGATTTCTTTCAATTGACCGAATCGATCGACCGAGTGAATGAAAGGATTGATGAAGTGATTGCGTCAACATCATCGATGCACCCTACATCATCGATGCACCCTACATCATCGATGCATCCTACATCGGTTGTAGAGACGAACCTGATACAAATGCATCCTACATCATCTATAATCAACCCTACATCGGAACAACCGGCGTTTGGCGAATTGGAAGAAGAAGAATACATTTTAATGAAACACCAGTTTCTACACGGCAGCCAACAATATTGGATCGACGAGCATAACAATTTATACAATGATTATAATGAAAAAATCGGGATAATTGTAAATACAAATACTGTTATATTTAATTAACCATAATAATCTCTCAAAAATTGTCTCATTTTTAAATTGATTTCTTCTACCTATATGAAATGCTTTTTCGGCGGCTTGATTTCCTTTTTCGGCGGCTTGATTTCCTTTTTCGGCGGCTTGATTTCCTTTTTTCTGGGCTACTACTGTCGTCGGAACTTGCTTTCTTTTTATTTAACCATTTATACCCCATATACATTGCACCAAGACCAGCAACACCAACAACACCGTTAATTAAATTATTAGAACCCGATTTTCCATCAGAACCCGATTTTCCATCAGCAGGATCTGGATCTGTAGCCTTTGTTTCTGTAGCCTTTGTTTCTGTAGCCTTTGTACAGTTGACTGGGGTGTAGCACTTTTCACTATAGCAAACAGCTTCAACCCACTGCTGGCAAAAATCAGTTTTACCTTCATCCTGTTGCCGGCACACAAATTTAGTGTCTTTGCAAGACTGTAACTTTAAGTCCCCGCCTCTCATCTTTTCCTTCTTTCTGCTTTTCATAATATACATTAACATTATGAATAAAATTCTATGGATTTGATTATAAAATTAACGTTTAACAAACAAATAACCATTTGTAGTCTTTTTTTTAACAATCGAATCCGTTGTAGAATGCATGTTCTGATGACATTCCTCGCACAATGCCATCAAATTTGCCTTGTGATGTTTATGAACCGCGGTTCCCTCAATGAATCCATCTTTGTCTGCATGTTGTTGCATTTCAAGGTGATGCACTTCACTGCTCAACGATTTGTTACAAACTTCGCAAAGACCACAGACCTTTTGTGAATTGAAATGAGACACTTTTCGACCAAGAGTCCCAATCTTCTCTGGAAAATACTTGTTACGGATTTCAAACGCGGCATCCAGAAACTCGAGAGGCAAATGCAATGATTTGCATACTTCGAGTCCATACATGTTGTCACCTGGACCATCTTTGAGTAATCGATCATAAACAAGACAATCGGATTCTCGATCATAATGCACCGCCATGTGTTTCAAATGCAATCGATCGAGAGAAACGATTTCATCATAATCGCAAATCTCGTGGAAATGGGTTGCAAACAAGAAGGATGCCTGCGTTTTGTGCAAATGGATCAATCCGGCCACAAAAATGCTGAGTGCACTTTGCGTCTCTGTTCCAGAGCACAACTCATCGCCTAGAATCAAACTGTGTTTGTCCGAATGGTTAAGGATCACCCGCAACTCGCTCATTTCGACACCAAAGGTTGACAACCCTTTGTACAGATTGTCGTTTCCAAGAATCCGTGTGAAAAAGGAACGATAGGGTTCAAACACAAACTTGGTGCAAGGGACGAAGAATCCACATTGAGCCAATATCACTGCGATACCGAGTGCACGGATCAAACTGGTTTTGCCCACTGCGTTGGTACCAAAGAGTAGAATTCCACCGGAGTCGATCGTGATGTCGTTGGCGACATATGTCTCGTTTTGTTGAATGTGTTCGATGAGACAATGGCGAATTCCGACGGCATTTACAAACGATGGACTTGTCTCTTTACTTTGAGCGGTCGTAAACGTACCTTGATCAATCTCTGGTTTACAATATCGATACTCTTTTGCCAAATACGCTTTGCATTGGAGAACATCGAGACAACCGACATATTTCACAATCTTGTCAATGTGTTCATAACACTTCTTTTCCAAAACGGTTTCAACAAACACATCATACAGAATCTTTGTCTTTCTTTCGATCGCATGTTCAAGATGCAACTGTTTGCTCAATAGATTCGTCAATTGAACAAAGACAATCTCTTCGGCTGCTGTGGATGCCGGTTTGAATTTCAAATCTTCGTAATTTATCAAGACATTGTTAAATAGCACCGTACCCGGTTTCACGATGGACAGGCAGTTTCTGAAGCAAGGATTTGTTTGAAATTCATGTTTGTCCAATATTCCTTTGAACACTTTCGCACGTGGTTTCGTGATTTGAAAAGAGGAACCTGATCTTTCAGTAGTGTTGATCTTCACATAATCTGCGTCATCCGCAAGATTCAAAGAGGCACGCAAAACCAGGTTAAAAAACCGGTGAATCGAGTTGATCGTATCATTGGTCACCCCATACTCAAGCATCATTGCGTCCAATTCAGAATCGATACCAGGTTGAAACGACACCGGGGTCGAAGCGTTTTTACAAGAGTCGATTATTAAGAAGGATGTGATCGACGTAATGACGGAAGAACACGCCGAATCCATGACGTCAGCATTCGGTAGATAGGCGAGAAGGACCTGGTCTTCTTGCAAGCAGGTATGGATTTGCTGAATGTGCGAAACTGACTCATACAAACGATAGACGGACGATGGCGACAGCTTCTTCACCAAGATTTGGCGAATGATTTTTTCCAGATCGATGACGTCAGCCAGTTGTTTGCGGAAGAAGGAGACAAAATGGTAGTGATCGGGGTGCAACAAATGCG